CTTCCCTTAAATCATCTATTGCACCATTGGCAAAATCATTACCCTGGCACATATAAAGAAAAACTTGTAAAATTAGCTTTTTAGAATATTTCTCATTAGGGGCAGAACTAATAGGAATAAATGATAAAATCCTCCTCTTTATTTTTTTTGATACCCCACGTAGGATCCAACTAACCGAAATTTCATCTTTTTCTTTGGAAGTTTTTCCTTTATTGAGATCTGTTGGTTTCGCATCGACATCAAGTGAAATCTTATTTTTTATGGCATTTTCCCTGATTTTTTGAACGGTGAAACGAAGTCTTTCCTTTACTTCATCGTTTACCATTTTTTTCTTAAATTTACTGATTGTGGTTTGATCTGGCAGTGGTTTCCTGCTCAATCCAAGTCCAAGTTTCTTCTTTCTATATACTTTTTTTTCCAGATATTTTACAAAATCGCTATGGGACTTATCTAATAATTCCATGAATAACAATGATTTGATCAGAGACGTTTTGGAATATAAAATAGAACGATAAGGCGCTGGACATATCGTACTGACATCGAGAGAGGAGAGTATATCCAATGGTTTCGGATATTGCTTCTGTCCAGCTATCGCGAAGGCTTTAAGAACAGCATGTTCTATCTTAATTTTGGGGTTTGTTTGATCGCGTAGCAGCATCAAATATTCTCCGGCCGGGAGAGTTCAACTCTCTCCCGGCACATTGTTCAATCTATTTCATCATACTTTTCTTAAAAAATTTTTATTTAACTCTTTCTTTGTCTCCTGATTAATCTTTTGGAGAACTATTTCAATTAATAAATCGAGATAATCCCGTCGATTGTAAATACCATTGTCTTTGATTTTACTACATAAATTGTTTAACAGTTCCTTTTTTATCCTTAGCATTGCATCATAATATATTCGCTCTATTAATTCGGGGTGAATCTTTCTTTTTTTAAGTTTTTTGGTATAATTATATGCTGTTTTAATGCCCCAATTCATTTGCCGACCAGCCTTTTTTCTATTATTATTTATTTTCCTTTTTTTCATGTTTATCTCCTTTATCATTTCATTCTTTCACCCAATAAGATCCAGAACCAGTGAAAAGATCGAGAACAAGAGATTTTTTGAAATATGTCGAAATTGTTTTTTTGATTCAAGTCGTTTATTTTTTACAATATCTTTTTTCATTTTATCCCAATTATTTCATTTGTGTTTTTTTATTTAGCTCAACCTCCCTTAGTGCAATATTCAATCTATTTCGTCACACTTTTTTTTAATCCACCTTTCCTCTTAATGTCATGATAAAATATTTCCTTTCTTTTTCTCATCATTGTCTCATATAGTATTCGTAATCTAAATTGTTCCTTCATTTTTGGGGATATTCGATTCTTGCGAGGGGGGGAGATCCTTAGTATAATATCTCACTACTTCGTAGCCTGTTTTCATTTCTTTTGGAATCTCGCCCTTTGTCTTCTGTGTCGCTATATCTGCCTTCTTCTCGTTCATTTTTATTTTCCTTTTTTCCATATTTTTTCTCCTGCCAGACTCCGCCTGGCCATTAAAAATTTGATACTCAGAATTTAAAAAATATAAAAAGTAGACTAGTAATGCAAAGAAAACAAAAATAAAAAAATTAGACGAGCCGTAATGGCGTATATAATTTTTTTCCGTCTTCAGGAGAGTAAGCATATTGCCTCCGTTGTTTGTCCCACTCTCCTGCTACAGTAGCAATATTTCCCCTTCCTTAATGATGGAGGTTATGCTACTAACGCGGAACAAAATCATCTATATTTTCTAATAATAATCGATATAAACGGTTAATATAAAAGGTTTTCCCCTGTTGATTGGATGAGTGTCGAACGCTTTTCTTGTTTCTGAAATTTATTTAAACAGAGATGAATTCAAGGGTTTCATATCACTTCCCTGCCCTTTACCATTTTTTATGGAGGGATCTGTAACCCAGGGGATACGTTCCCGCCCCCGACATCTCTTTACCTACTTTGTAATGTTTATAATTTTTCCTGAGAGCCAGAAGAAACGCTCTTATCTTCCTCAGATACGATTTCTTCTACACCAGCCGATTGTCTTTTAGCTTTACCAACCTCATCTTTGATTCCGTCATTCGCGTTTCGTATCGCTGTAACTGATTTTTCTATAGTATCACATTTCTTGATGATTATATCTAATATCTGAAATAGCGTTTTTACTATTCTCTTATATTCCCCAACATCCCCCTCTTCTTTTAACCGGATATATTGTTCATGCAACACATGAGCGACGGGAAACAGATTTTGATACGAACATACGAAGACATTTTGACCATGCGCATATTCAATAAGTTCAGGGGCTAAGTCTAACACAATGGGCGGCGTAACGATAATGCAGTTGTCGATTGTATTTGATAAGTTCTGGTATTTCTGAACAACCTTTATTTGTTTTTTTACCTTCTCATAAATCTCCTTTATGATCTCCTTTTTCTGATCGATGTCTTCTGTTTGATGGAATTGATCGACGAGTGCAAACACATCAGGAAACTTTGCATCGATAGGGATATATTTGCCATCCCCTAAATTCCACGCAAACTCGACTTCCCCGATATCGGTCTTCAATCCCTTTTTCACCACACCGGTCTTTATCGAATTATTCAGCACTCCTTCAAGGACGTTCTCACCAATCGCACCTCTCTGCTGGGTACCGCTAACAGTCTGTGTGAACCGCTCGATGATCCCCCGCATGTCTTTCAGCTGCGCGTCTCTTTGTTTTTCGATTTCTTCTCGTGATTTTCCCTGATGCTCCAAAAATCTCTCGGTGGACTGCTTCTGCTCCTCGAAGAATTTCTGATTTGCAGCGATCAGTTCCTTGATTCTTTTTTCCTTATCCTCATCGCTCCGTTTACTATTATCCGACATTTCCTTGAAAAATCTATTATTCGACTCGATTATCTCCTGGATTCGTTTTTCTTTTTCCTCATCCCGTTTTTCCCGTTCAAAGAGCAAGATATCACGGCGTTTTTCAGTTTCTTCAAATTTTGTCTTCATCTCGGTGAGTTGATTACTTAACCCTGCTAAAAGACCGGTATGCTGGGATAAATCTACGTTTTGGGTTGTCCGAGATCTTCTGACGAAAAAGCCTATAATAAACCCGATAACGAGGCCTACTGCAATTCCGATGATTAGAAATATTGTCGTCTCATCCATTATCATTCCCTCTTATACGCTTTTATGAATCCGTATTTGTCTTTTATCTATACCTCTTTTTTCATATGGTTTTTCACTTCTTTTGACGTCGTACCGTTCACGTCATCCCTTTCCACAACGACGATGTCCACGAGATTTTCAATCTCTTGTATCTGGTTCGATATCTCCCCTTTTATAATATCAACAAAAACTTTTCTGGCTTTTTCTTCGAACATTTGCCAGCAGTCGATCAACTTGATATCGACTAAGATTTTTATTTTTTCATTTTCTTTGAATACCTTTGCAATCTGAAACGCAGACCTGAAACAAAATCCGGTGCCACTGCCTTCGCCAAAGGAATGCATTTCCCACATTGCTATCGCAGTTTTTTTCCCAATTTGCCTTCTGATCTTTTCAACGATAGAATCGATATCCATTTTTCATCACCATCCATTTCTTCTTTAGGATTACATGAACATCATTTCAGGTTGTTTTTCTTCTGAACTATCTTTGGTGTCTTCGCGCTGGTCTTTCATCAGAGAAACCACTGTCTTTAAACTAAGCTCATCTATGACCTTCAGCCACGAGGATTTTGACATCCGAATTTCGACCGGGCACTGACGGACTTCGGAAATAACAGATTCTTTCAGTGGTGGTTTGCTAAAAAATACGATACGCACTTTCCTTGCATCGATGCAAATCATCGCTCGATTTGCTGAAAAGATTTTGTGGGAATCGACACCGTATTGTGATAGAGTCTCGTTTTTCTTGCCTAAATTATTTTTCTTATCTTTTTGTTTCATATTATATGCCTCCGCCTTTTAGGTTAATATACATTTTTATATGTAATTATACGTAATAATATTAATAATATTTATATGTTTCGATGCGTATTCATATGTAATTATGGCGAGACCAAAAAAAACAGAACCGAAACGAGAAAGACTATCAATTACGATTCATCCTTCTCTCCTTGAATGGATACAAAAGAATATCGGATCTGTGGTAGAAAACAAAAAATATAGATCTATGTCAGATCTCGTTGAACAAGCTATTCTCTTATTAAAAGAAAAAATGGAGAAAGAAAAGTAATTGCTATTTCTTATGCATGCTGAAAGAGAACGAGATTCTAAAACTCAAAAAATTAGTTATTTCAACATTTTTTTCAATTCAGTAATATTCGTTTTTATCTGTTCTTCCAGGTTCTCGATTTTTCCAATGATGACCGCTGGTCTTTCATATTGTACTTCCTCATAGACAATCTCTTTATATTTCGATATTGAGAGATCATAGTCGTTATCTTTTATTTCCTTGAAGGGAACGAAGAAGCATTTTCCTTTTCGATCTGTTGGGTTCTCTTCATGTCGGTTTTTGTATCGCTGGATGATATCAGGAATATCGCCTTTGCCATCGATGAACGTTCGCTTGTCATCAAGGGAGTATCCATCCGCGTCCATATCGTAGAACCAGACCTGTTCGGTCTTGTCGCCTTTTACAAAGATGAGGACTGCGGTAGAGACCCCGGCGTAGGGTTTGAACACCCCACTTGGCATTGAAATAACTGCTTCCAATTGACAGTTTTCAAGTAGGATTTTTCTGAGTTTATTATGGGCATTCGAGGAACCAAAGAGTACACCAGCAGGGACGATAACGCCACAGTTTCCACCAATTTGGAGAAGATTGACCATTCGTTCCACGAAGAGTATCTCTGTTTTCGTCGTCTCTACTGATAAATGGTCGTTGATATCACTCTTATCGATGCTGCCCTTGAATGGCGGGTTTGCAAGCACTACCGTGTATTTGTCTTCCTCTGTGAAATGCTTTGATAGAGTATCAGTTAATGTGATATTTGGTGTAGGTATACCATGGAGCACCATATTCATAAGTGATATTCGAACCATGGTTGGTTCAAAGTCATACCCGTAGAAAGAATCCCATAAAAGCTCCCAAGTCTTCTTATCAGTTATTTTATCTCCGATCAACCCGTAAAAACTCCCTTCTTCATCTTCTTTAACGATATCGGAGCTGGTATATTTTCTGATAATATACTCATATGCGTTGATGAGAAATCCTGCTGTCCCACATGCAGGGTCACAGATTATATCCCGAATATCTGGATCAACCAGACCTATAATCATCCTGATGATATGACGTGGTGTTCTGAACTGACCGTTTTTCCCTGCGGTTTTCAATTCACTGAGAAGGTATTCGTAAATGTCTCCTTGTGTGTCTCGGTTCTGGGCTGTGATGTTCAGATCGTCAATGATTGATACAGCGTCCTGGAGAAGCGAGGGTTTAGGGATGAGGAACACTGCATCTTTCATATGCTCTGAAAAGACAGTGTTTTCTCCGTTGTGTATATTTTTGATAAAAGGAAACACGACATCACGAACATGCACAAGCATTTTCTCAGCAGGATAATGTTTCCAGTTCGACCATCGACAGTCGTCATGACCTTCAAAAACGGATTTGTAGGGTTGTTTTTTCGCTTGTGCTTTTTTCTGCTCCGCTACATCCAAGTCCTCCAGACGTTTCATAAAGATGAGGTAGGACATCTGTTCGATAGATGAAAGAGGGTTGGATAGTCCCCCACTCCAGAATTTATCCCAAAGTGCGTCTATTTTTGATTTAAGTTCTGGTGCTAACCGCATATATCCCCCTCCAACTCTTTGTTTTCCATCCAGCTTTGTATTACTTCAAACGCTTTTCTCTCTGTGACAATGTTAAAAAATTTAAAATCTTTTAAATACTCTTTAATCAATGATTTTACCTCTTGCGCCTGTTCTCGTTTTCCTGACCCCCCCCTTATTTATATCATCATATTCAAGGATCAGCAACAGGGATTTATTTTCAATTTTCATAGTTTCTTGCTTCTTTGCGTATTTGCCATATTCCGATACATAAATGGCAAAAGCTACACCCAATAGACGTTTGGGAGAATTACTTAGTTCAATCTCGACAATAATGTTGTGGTTACCTCTGATAATGACGATATCTGGTTCAGCGAACTGGATATCACCTCCGCTCTGTCTGAAGAACTTAATATTTCCTGTCTTTTCGTGAGATGAGTATAAATCTTTCATCTCATTTAATTTTTTCAATCTATTGTATAGGTTTTGACGAATTTTTTTATGTGTATTATTCTCCTTTGTCAGGTTATCAGTTCCCCTGTGAATGCTTTTTGTGTAAGTGTATTAAAAAGATCATCGTTTTCTTTTCGAGATTGTTTTTGTATTTCTCGCAAAGTTTCAACATTTTCAACGATTTTTGCAAAATTTTTTTGTAGAGATAAGGGTGGTAACATTATCTCAAATTTCCTTAAATCGTCGTTATTTACAGTTGCCTGATTTACGGCTGGTTTCGTATGTTTTATTATTTGGTTTTTTCCAGCAGGGGTTGACAAATAATAAACAATATAGGTGGGATTTGCGAGTTCTTTTTTTAATCGTATTCTTATGTTTTTACTCTCGTATATACATTTCCCCAACCCATTTGGAATAACTGCTGCTTTCCCAAGCCATATAGGGCTATTTACCCTATTAAATAAAATATCTCCTTCAACAAGTTTGTAATCTTCATACTCTTTATCTGTTACATCGATTCTATGGTAATTCTCCATTATTATTCGGGTATTTTTTATATTATACATCCTTAAGATAGGAATTCCCTTTCCATAATATTTATCAGGTTTATACAATCCATTTTTTGTATCAGAGATTATATCGTTAAATCTAATTATTTTCCATCCTTTTGGATTCTTAATTGAGTCTCCAAACATATCGAAGAATGTGCTTTGGTGCAGTTGGATCGTCAGTTCATCTGCTTGTGCTCTGAATTTTTTTGTACCTTCGGCTTTCTCAAGAATAGTAACGATTTTACGTTGTATTTCGAGAGATGGAAGAGGAATTTTGACTTTTGATAAATTTGAAGCATTTACACCAGGTAAAGTTGTGCCCGTGGTTTTTCCACCCAGTTGAGCCCAAAAAAATACAGATTTCAAGAAGAAACCTGCAAACAATGCATCTAATAATTCACGTTTTGGACGAAAACGAATTAAATATGAAGCGAAAACCGCTCTCGGAGGATTTTTAATAACCACTGATTCACCGACCGATCCGGCTCGTGCAATTAGTAAATCCCCCTCTTTGAGTATATACCGTTCTTCGTTGCTGGGCGGTTCAAAACAAAAAGGGACAGATTTCCAGTTAATTCCTTCATTGGAAATATCTGTTGTTCGTAAAAATAGAGGACCGTGCCCATCTGGTTTTGCTCTTGTCGTATAACCGTATTCTGGTTTTTCGCATACTTCTTCTAATTTTTTCCATTCCCATCCTTTCGGAAGTTCTCTGTTCATAATTCATGTCCTCTCATGCGACTAAGTCTCCTCTGAATGCTTTTTGCTTAAATCCACTAAAAATTAATTCTGCAACATCACCTAATCTTCTCCATTCTGGTCTGTATGACAATTCCCTCATTTAATATCCTCAAATGCTAAATTTCTTTACTTTTTTCATCTCTTTTTTATCTGACAATTTCTTAACCAAGAAATCTATCCACGCTTTTGTATAAACATAGTCATCATGTGGTTTGTCATAACAGCTATACTCAGATTTACATTTTTCTGGTTGGCTTGATTTACCATTCGGTCTCACTTTGTAATATTTCCACGCTTTCGTATGAGTACCCATGGTAAAATCAGGTATTTTCTTTTTTACTTCTTCTACGATCACCCATGGTTTATATTTATCTAAATTTGATACTGGAATATATTTCTCTTTGAAAAACATCACAGCTCGTTTGTATTTTTCCATTTCTTCGGGTTTTGTAGAATCGTAATTAATGAACTCGATGGCAACATCTGCAGTCTTTGGATTGTTTACTATTTTTGGGAATAAAAATACCCTATAACTAAACTTTGGGTCATCCCATATCTCCTGTTTTAACTCACCTCGATATTTATCGATAAATTTCATGACTTCAAGCATATCCTTTTTCTGAGCTTTTTCTTTGGTAATATGACTCTCTCTGCTTAATTGAAGAGATATTGGCAGGCTTTCTTTTAAAGCATATTTGTCGCCAAACTCCTTATAAAGAATATCTTCAAAATTCAACAACAACGCTTGACACTCACCGAATATACGAAAATCTAATTCAGGTAGAAATCGGTGTTCTATCTTGTTTCTTAAGTGAATAAAAAATTCTATGTTTTTAAGAACAGGATCATTCCCATTCTCGATATATTTTCCAATAGATGTTTCAAGATTCCAAGCCTTTTTTTCTCCATCTACATATTCATATCTATCTGAATCTTTTTTACGATAATAATAATTGATTTTATTCCGTTTAAAAATTGCATGAAGAAGCGATGTCCATGCAATAACCATCATCACGACATATCCGCATGAACGAAAAGACGTAGCTGGTTTGTTATAGATATCTACTGCCAGAAGCGCAGATTCACGGGCTTTCTGCAAATTTATTTTCACATCTACAGGTAAACCTCGCATATGCCTACCCCCTTATTTTTTAATCATTTATCTATAATTTTTTTGCATATATTTCTTTTTCTAAAACGGTACAAATTTTTATAAAATCATCTAATTCGTTCTTTGTAAACATCGGCATCGGTGCATTCACACCAAAATTCGTAAACGGTGCATCGAACAACTCCGTATATTCAATATGTTTCTTCTTTGCAAACACCGTCTGCATTGTTCTAATGAAATTGAGCTGGTCAGCACTGTACTGTTTATTATTTTCAATG